GCTTGGCTGTAGATTTCAATTTTGTAGTCGTGACTCATAATTATTTAATTCCATCAGTGCTTTTGAGATAGACTCCTCGGGAAGCTGAAGTATGTAGGTTAAATACTCTCTGACTTCTTCTGCCAAGCTCATTTCTTTGTCTAAGATAAGGGCGGTATCAGTATTGCGCTTTACTACACGCTTATCTACCAATTCGCTATCTGCAATTTGACTTAAACTGGCTAAGTCACCCTCAACTTCATAAATTGTATGGTGATAATCAGTTTGCGGAGTTGGATCTCCGGCTTTTACCGTTTGTTTAAGAAGCTGCGGTAAGTGGAGCTTATGCCACACATGGTTTTGTGTATTAACATTAAACTCAATAACCCCGGTGTCAACCACATGACGGTGAAAACTAGTAGTGGCAGGACTACCAGGATATAGAATATTAGCCTGACAATTTTCATAACTGTGTAAGTCTCCTGCTAGTACTACTTGCCATTGTTTAAATCGTTCAATGGGTATTTCAGCTTTAACGTGTGGTGGTATGTCGCCGCGTACATGTGTCATTAACACTTGGCCACTAAATTCACTAAAGTCCACAGTTTTTAAACAATTGTACGGAATAATGTCTACTTGACCATCACAAACGGTTTCGCAAGCATCTACAATGCGTACTTGGGAATTTAAACGATTTGTAACCGACTTTAAATTGGTTAAAAATGTGGTATCTTTTTTCATCATTTCGTGATTTCCGCTGTAAATGATGGTGGGAATTGTGCAGCTGGCCACAAACTCAAAATACACTTCTAATTCTTGCATATTTGGCAGTTTATCAAATACATCACCGCCAACTACAAATAAGTCACAATTTTCCTGTAATTCTTGCAGCTGTTTCCACATACTGGTATAGCGATTCAAGCTCCAGTTGATAGGAACATTTTTTGCCCTAATTTAATGTGTATGTCTGCTGTAAATAGTATTTTCATATTTTAAAGGCAAGAAAGCCCTGCATAGCTCAACACTAGCAGGGCTTATTGGTCAATCGTCAAGCTCTTTTACGGCTTCGCGCTCGGCTTCTGTGCTTTCTTCTTCGTCGGTTGTGGTGATCTTTTCCAACAGTGCACGAACTTCTTCTGCACTGGGTCGCAAGAACTTTTCATCAATAGACTTTGCACTATCGGCTATTGCACGCTCCTCTGCTGACAATTTGCGAGGCTTGCAACGAAGCACTTGCAGTTGATATTCAACATTAAAAGGCAGAGGGCCAGTTTTAACACGCTTGAAAACTACATCCCAGCCAGTATCGTGATCGGTAGGATCGCCCAAATCTTCTGCTGCAGTAAGAATTTGCTCAAACAGCTTCTTTTTCAGATTAAGTGCTACAACTTTCTGAGATTTAGGGTCAATGCAGTTTACTGAGTAACTCCAAGTGCATTTAACATCAGGAAAAAACTCTGGTACATGATCTGTTTCTAAATTATCAAATTTTTCTTTGTCACGATTAAATGCAAGGCACTCAACCGGAATATCTTTGTTATTGCTACCTTTTAGCCAGTAAACATAACGTGGCAATACACCACCAATCAGTCGAACTGTATTCTCACCGTCTTTGTATTCGTAAGATTCAACTTTGTTGGATTGTGCTTTGCCTTTAGTTTGTTTGAATGAAAGTGCCATTTTATTAAATGTCCTCGTATTTAAAGTGTAAGTGGTTGTTTTTAATTGATATTAATGGATTTGCTTCAATTAATTTTAAGTTAATATTAGGAAAAAACGACAAATCTAAGGTTCTTAGTCCGTATAGTTTATATAATGTATAATCTCGTCTTGCGGCTAATTTTAGATATTGCGCCCTAAATATAACATCAGTGTTCTTGTCTTTGAAAAACTCACTTGGATTTAGTAGAAAACTACTTCCAAGTAATGATTTCTTTAATGGCTTGTACTTTTGTCTGGCATTTTTAGGTATAGTTTCTTTTTTATACCACTTTTCTAGTGCAACTATTAAATAGTCTAAGTCACCATTGGTTTCTTTTTCTAAGACATTTATGTTGAAGAATAAAGTCATTTTTCAACCCTAAGACATATTATAGCAAACTTTAACAGATGTTGCAAGTCAAAATTTTATAAGCTAATAACTTCCCAGCCTTTTCGCAGGTATACTGAAAGTCTATCATTATTTTGTTTCTTATCTGCCCAACCTGAAAAATGTATATCAATCACTTCAGGCGGAGTTTTCTTGTCAGGATGTTGACGTTGAATACGTCCAACAATTTGCTCTAATAGTGAGTCGTTGCTCATTGGAATCGCAAGAATTACTGAGCTAAGAATGTTGATTGAAAGTCCTTCTGAAAAGATTTGCCGACTTCCAGCAACACACATTTTTGTTTTGTTGAGTAATTCTTCTTTGGCACGCTGTCTGTCTTCAAGATTGGTTTCGCCAGTAACCAACACACAGGTTTCTCCAACATATTCTGCAATTTGTTTTAAAAACTCCACTCTATCTGCTATAACTAAAACGGAATGCCCGTGACTAATCTGAGCTAGTGCTGTAGCGGCTATAAAACGTACATAACTATCTTTTTCAACTAGATCATTGATTTTTTCAACCCATGTAACATTGGGTTTTAATGTTACGCCAGGTTTTAAGATTTTAACTACTGGAGTAAGGGTATCACTTTGAGGAGGTTGATGAACTGTGTTACCAAAATAATCTGGAAATAATTTATGTTTTCCGTCTTTACGAATCATTGTACCGCTTAGTGCTATACGATAGCGAGCATAACTAGAATCGATAAATTCTGTAAATGTTGATGCTGGACAATGGTGTGCTTCGTCTAAGATAATCGTACCAAACTCTTTACTTAGTTCGTTTTTATACTTAATCAAACTCTGTATATTACCAACTACAATATAATGATCTTCAATATCATAGTGACCGCCCCCTATTACACCTGATTGTACTCCATATAGTAGTTCAATTTCTTCTCGCCACTGATCGCGCAGTGCTGTAGTATGCGTTACTATTAGAGTACGTTGAGCAAACTTTCGGGCGATGTGTAATGCAGTAAATGTTTTGCCCCAACCTACTAAGGCGTTAATAAAGCAAGTATCGTCAGTATTGTTAAATACCACCTGCTGTGTTTCGCGAAGTGGAAACTTAGGGGTTGGAAAAGGTATGTCATTAAGCACTCTTTTGTCAATGATTTCATAGCCCTCTGGTATTAAGTCTGTTCTAGCTTGTGGTAGTGAAAGTACTCCACCAACTAATATTCGATAGTTTTTTACTGTTTCTGTACTAACTATATGACTTTTACCTATATTTTTAGTAAACTTATAGGTAAGCGCACTAATAATATTTTTTGTGTGTTCTGGTCCAGGATTGTCCAAATAAATACGATTTGAAATAACAGCTTTAGCCAATTATACTAGTCTCCAAGTGTCTGGGTAGGACATGTCATACAAACCATATAAAAATTTAATTCCACTAAATTCAAGTATTCCTGCCCATTTATTGGTACTTACAGGTCTATACAGCACTTTAAATCTTTGAGGCAGCCCTTCAACCTCAATCACTGCCCCTATTCCGTTTACAGGAAAAACTGCTTTAACTTTATAAAATCGCAGTTTGGCGCGTGTGGTTTTTTTATACTGAAATACCGTTCCCGAGCTATCAATAAACCACATTTTGGGCGTGGCTAACTTGATAAAATCTCCAACAAAGTAAATTGCTCGTTTAATCTTGTAGATTTGATCTGTTGTTTGTTGAAGCTGTAAACGTCTACGACTTAACGTGTCGCCAGGTAGATTTTTATCATCAATAACTTTAATGCGTTCAGTGTACGTAGCGGTATCGCGGTTGTAACTTTCTGTTACATAGAAAGTTACACCACTTTCCGTTTGCGGAATTTTGTTAGTCAGTTGAAATACGGGCCAGCTTATTTCCGTCAAGGATATAGGTTTTTTCAAAATTTCCAAAACTGTAGTCATCACCTATCTCCTGGTCTACTCCAATTGGTGTTCCTGCAATACTGCAACCACGATCTTGTTGCGTATTTTCACGAAGTACTTGGCAGTAGCGTTCTACACAGCTGTCTTTGACAATAGCCACAATACTATCATGAACCAACATAAATATTCTAGCATCTAAGTCTTCTCTTTTAACTTGTTCTGCAGTTTTAATAGCGCCTAGCAAGTTCATATCTGATGCCAAGCTTTGTACTTCGGAATTAATCCCCGATCTTACTTCATGTGCAGCAATACCCTTAT